TTAATCCAAAGCACTAATGAGTCAGTAACTGGAATATCTGCTACAATGACACTTGGACAACATGCAGAAATACCAGGACAAATCATAGGGGTATCAGGACTGTCAATGACATCGTCTTTGGGAGAAGAGGGTCCTGTAACAGGAGACGCTTTAGTGACCCCTAGTGGCATACAGTTGACAGGATCTGTAGGAAGTCCTAATATTACTTCATGGAATGAGATAGATTTAGGAGTATCTAATACGTGGACGGTAGTTGATTTGGCTGCTTGATTCATGTAAAATATTAAATTATTAAGGAGAATTTTTTATGGCATCAAGTTATTCGAGTGATCTTAAACTAGAGCTAATGGTAACCGGTGAAAATGCTGGTACATGGGGTGATAAGACAAATACAAATTTAAATTTAGTACAACAAGCAATAGCTGGATTCGAACAAATTACATTGTCTTCTGGAGGCACTGTTGCCCTTGTTATGTCTGATGGTGCAATTTCTAACGCAAGAAATTTAGTTATTAAATTTGCAACTGCAACAATCGCATCGAGCACAGTTTGTACTATTCCAGATTCAATAGAAAAATTTTATATCTTTGATTGTTCTGGATTGACAAATCCATCTAATCTTACAATTAAAACTGCTAGTGGAACAGGTTTTACTCCTGATGCTGCTAAAATTTATGCAGCATATTCAGATGGAACAAATTTAAATGAAGTTTCTTTAGATACTCTTGGTGGAACAATAGGAACAGCACAAGTAGCAGATGATGCGATTACGAACGCTAAAATTGCAGACGATGCAATACGAGCAGCACAACTCTCTGACAACGCTGTTATAACTGCAACAATAAATGATGATGCTGTTACACAAGCCAAAATAGCTGACGATGCTGTTGGTGCAGATCAATTAGCAAACACTTCAGTTCAAGCTGGATCATACACTCTTGCATCAATTACTGTTGACGCTCAAGGAAGATTAACTGCTGCTTCTACAGGTGCAGCGGGTGGAGGAGGTTTTAAACCTAAATTTGATCAAAGAGGACCTGCCTCTGGTACTTACACAGTACCTTCTGACGTTGATGAATTCTATGCTTACTGCTGGGCAGGAGGCGGAGGCGGAGGCGGAAACCGTAGTTCTGGACAATTTAATGGTGGAACCGGTGGCTCAGGTGGGTTTGGTTTTTACACAGGACCTGTAACTGGAGGAACTCCGTTACCTTATGCTATTGGTGGCGGTGGATCTGGAGGAGCTTTCTCACAACAAAACGCACCATCACAACCAGGAAGCACAGGAGGGGCGACTACTATCCCAGGTTTATTTACTGTTAATGGTGGAAGTGGCGGAAACGGAGCTGTAGGACAACAACCTGGATCAGGTGGATCATCTGGAAGTGCACCAGGAGCTACAAGAAGTATGCCTTCAAGTTATTTATTTGGACCTGGAGTTGGATCTGGTGGCTCAGGCGGTCAAAATGCTTCGCAGCCTGGACAGACAGGACAACCAGGTGCATTAGCAATGTGGGATAACGGTTAATAGGAGATAGATTATGGCATATCTAATTTGTAAAGATAATGGTGTTTACAAAATTGCAGCGAATGATTCTGATAAAGATGATTTAAATATTCCGCCAAATTTTTATGACATCATAACTATTTCTGATTCTGAATTTAATAACATAAGAATAAATAATGCAACTGTTGTCGTAAACGGAACGTCTGCAACTGTAACAGAAGACACAGAAAAATTACGTTTTAATGATAAAGAAGAATTAGACTCTTATTTAGAAACTGTAAAATTTGTTGCTAAAAGTTTTTTAGATGTAAATGTTGGTCATCCTAAATATAGCGAGGTGGCTGATTATTTAAGTTATTTAAATAATTTAGATACTTCTGCACTTTCTTATCCTATGCTTTCTAGTTGGGAAGAATATTGTAATACTAATTCCATAACTTTTTTAAGCACTTTACAAATTCCTTAATAATTGCTAAACCGCTAAGGTGTTTGACAATATAATTAAATTTGTTTGCAGAGAAGATTATATTAGAAACAATAAAGATTTTTTACCAATACCTGCAAAGTTAAACGTTCCTGATTGGTATAAAAAACTACAACATACTCCTGCTAAAAAAACCATTAAAGGTTGTGTGCCTTTTTTAGACTCTCTTACTGCAGGTTATTTGTTAAAAATGCCTATAGATTATTATATTATTCATAACGTAGAGTATGATGGAGAAAAGAAATCGGGTGCTATTGTGTCCTTAAGATTTAATTCTAAAATGTCTAATAACTTAAATTTAAATTATGACGGTAATGAAGAAACTCATGAATATCAACAATTAGAGGGAAGTCCTCATGTTGAAAAAAACAAAAAACATAAATTTCACAAAATATTAAATCCATGGATAATTAAAACACCTCCTGGATACTCTACTTTATTTTTGCCTCCTCTTAACAATACTGATGACAGATTTTCAATTATACCTGGTATTGTAGACACAGATACTTTTGAAAGAGAAATAAACTTTCCTATTGTAATTAATGGTGATAAATATGAATCTTTAAAATCACTTGTGAAAGCTGGTACACCTTATGTTCAGGTTATACCTTTTAAAAGAGAAAGTTGGAAGATGAAAATAGAAAAAAGAAATGAGAAAAAATTTGCAGAAATAAATTTTTATTATTTCAAACATATTTTAAATAATTATAAAAAAAATTTTTGGCATAAAAAATCATGGAAATAAAAAATAATCCACTTTTATTAAATAATTATATAAATAAGTATGATAATGTTTTACCAAAAAATGTGTTAAAAAAACTTTATGAAGTATGTGAAAATAAAAAAGAATTTGGAAATGCTTACGTTGTACAAGATAATAAACAAAAAAAAGATAAAGAAATTAGAAACACTACTATTTGGCATTTAAAAAATTTAGACGAAAACAGTTTGACCACAATACATTGGGCTAATTTTTTTTTAAATACTTTTTATAAGTATATTAATAAATACCAAGAAAATACAAAAACAGTTGGTAATGTTACAATTGATGATATTCAACTATTAAAATATACTGAGGGAGGTCATTACGTTTTTCATATTGATCATGCAAGACCAATACCAAGAACTTTAAGTTGTATATTTTTTATAAATGATAATTATGAAGGTGGAGATCTAATATTTGAAACACCTGATAAATCACATAATTTAAAAATAGATAGGGTTGCAAACCGTATGATAATATGGCCAAGTAATTTTTTATATCCTCATTGTGTAACTCCAGTAAAAAAAGGAACAAGGTATTCAGTAGTATCATGGGCATTATAGGTAAAGATTTTAAATATAAAGTAATTAATAATTTTTTAAGTAAGGAAGAAATTTCACTGTTAAATAATTATTGTATAATGAAACATCAAAGTAATTTTGACAGCTTTGATCAAACCACTGACACAGCAGATACTTATTTTTATGGAGATGCAACAATGGAATCATTAATGATAAGTAAATTAAGTTTAATGGAAGAACAAACTGGAAAAAAACTTATACCAACATATTCTTTTTGGAGAATATACACAAACTTAGCTGAGTTAAAAAAACATAAAGATCGACCATCTTGTGAAATAAGTGTAACTGTAAATATAGGTAATGATGGCACCAAGTGGCCTATTTATATGGACGGTGCTCCTGTAGAGATTAATCCTGGAGATGCAGTTATATATTTAGGTTGTGAAGTAAAACATTGGCGTGATACATTTCAAGGAGATTGGCATGCACAATGTTTTTTACACTATGTAGATGCAGATGGTCCTAATAAACATCACGATAAAGATGGAAGAACCCTTTACGGAACCCCTGCAGTAAAAAGATGAAATTTAGACAAAGTGATAAAGACGGATCATGTGATATAATTTTTGAAGATTCAGAACTTAAAATAATTGCAAAACATAAAAAGTTGCATTTAGATGCAGTAAGCTTACGGCATTTTGGTAATGTTCTTGTAAGAATTGTATATACATTTCAATCTAATTTTTCAGATGAGCTTAAAAATCTTCCAACATTTGATGATCCTATTAAAGGAAAAAAACCAAAAGAGTGATATATTTAATTATCTTCTAATATAAGGTATAATACCTCATGCCCTTAACAAAAGTAGATATAGCCCCTGGATTTAATAAACAAGTTACACAGACTGGAGCACAAGGCAAGTGGACAGATGGTGACTTTGTAAGATTTAGATATGGATTACCTGAAAAGATAGGAGGTTGGGAACAAATTTTAGAAAGCACTTTAGTGGGTGCTGCAAGGGAACAATTTATTTGGGCTGATCTTGATGGTAGAAAATACGCTGCAATAGGAACAAATAAAGTTTTAGTTATATATTATGAAGGTGCTTTTTTTGATATCACTCCTCTTGGCACAGCTTTAACTAGTTGTACCTTTGATACTGTTAACACATCAGCAACAGTAACTGTTAACAAAGCAGCTCATGGTCTAGAACCAGGAGATATATTTTTATTTTCTTCTGTAACTCCTCCTACAGGAGCAGGTTATACTGGAGCAGATTTTACAACAAATCCTTTTCAAGTTGTTACTGTTCCTAATAGTGATGAATTTACAATTACCATGGCAAGCGCAGCAGGGACAACGGTCAACGGATCAGGCTCAGCCACAGTTACTCCATATATTAAACCAGGTGCTTTAGGTGCAACTTTTGGATTTGGTTGGGGCACAGGATTATGGGGTGGTGGTCAACAAGTATTTAGCACTTTAAACGGAGCCTTATTAGACGACACTGCTGGAACTGGAGGCTCAGGAACCTCTATTACACTAGCATCGACAACAGGTTTTCCAAGCACAGGTACAATAAAAGTTGGGGCAGAATTTATTTCGTACACAGGTATTTCATCAAATGATTTGACTGGCATAACGAGAGCTGCTGCGGGAACTAGAAGTGCACATTCTAGTGGAGCTGGAGTAGAGGTATTTACAGGATGGGGTATTGAGTCATTATCTCAAACATTGACAACAGATCCTGCGTCTTGGTCATTAGATAACTTTGGTGAACAACTTATTGCTACTATTAAAAACGGCAAATCTTTTTCTTGGAATCCTATTAATTCTAATTCAAATGCATTAAACACTAGAGCAGTAATAATACCAAGTGCACCAACAAAGTCTGTTATGTCACTAGTTTCAGATAGGGATAGGCATTTAATTATGTTAGGAACGGAAACAACAATTGGAGACCAATCAACACAAGATAAAATGTTTATAAGATTTTCAGATCAAGAAAATATTTCTGATTATACACCAACTTCTGTAAATACAGCAGGAACTTTCAGACTAGATTCAGGCACTAAAATCGTAGGTGCAATAAAAGGTAAAGATTATACTTTTATTTTAACAGACAATGCAGCTTATGTAATGCAATTTGTTGGTCCACCATTTACTTTTTCAATCAGACAAGTAGGTTCTAATTGTGGATGTATTGGGCAACATGCCATGAAATATGTCAATGGTATAGTTTATTGGATGGGTGAATCTGGAGGCTTCTTTGTCTTTGATGGTACAGTTAAATCATTACCTTGTGCAGTAGAAGATTTTGTCTTTACAACTAAAAATGGTAGTAATTTAGGAGTAAATTATTCTGCTGGAGAGTCAGTTTATGTTGGCCTTAATCATTTGTATGAAGAAATATGTTGGTATTATCCACAAGCTACATCTGATTTTAATGATAGATACGTTTGTTATAATTATCAAGACGGAACTTGGGTAACAGGATCGTTATCAAGAACAACATGGGTTGACGCAAATTTATTTGAAAACCCATATGCAACAGAATTTACATCAACAGGAGTTCCAACTTTTCCTACTGTACAAGGTGCTACTAATATTAACGGATCAACAAAATACTTTGAACATGAAAAAGGTGTTAACGAAGTTAGTTCAACGGGTGCTAAAACAGCCATACCTGCTTTCATTGAATCAGGAGATTTTAGTTTAAACCCTGACGGCACTAACGCTGAGTTTTTTATGAGTATGAGTAGATTTGTTCCTGATTTTAAAACTATTCAAGGAGATGCTCAAGTCACTATTTTGTTGAGAGATTTTCCAACTGATACAGAAGCATCTTCTCCTTTAGGGCCATTTACAGTGACCTCAACAACTGCTAAAGTAGATACAAGAGCTCGAGCTAGATTTGCTAGTTTAAAAATAGCTAATACTGGCACAGATCAAAATTGGCGTTTTGGAACTTTTAGAGCTGACGTAAAATTAGATGGAATGAGAGGATAATGGACGAAATTTTTTTAAGAGATTATGCTAATAATGTAGCCATGGCAAATGAACCTGTAGGTGTGGCTGGTATTTTGCAACAACCAGGTTTTGAAAACTACGTTCCTTCTTTTTCAGTTGTAGATAAACCTCAAAGTATGTTGAACAATTTTATGCCTGAAGGTGGTATTGATTTAAAAGATATGGCAACAAATGTTCTTAAAAATCAAGCTGCAAAATTTGCAGCAAGACAGTTAGGTTTGAATACAATTCAAAGTAATGTATTAAGGGGTATACTAAGCCCTGCACCAGCAGCTTTAGGAATAGCACCTTTATTAAATGTAAATCCAATAGCAGCAATACAAAATTTTAATCAAAGAATTAGACAAACAGATTTAGGTCAATCTAAAACATTAATGGATTTCTTAAATAAAAAAAGAGAAAAGAAATTTTTAGGACAAGATGATAAACAAGGAACTATTAACACTATTGTAAGTCCTAGAATTACAAACATAAAATCAACAGACAGAGACACAGGAATGGGTGGTGGAAGTATACCAACAAAAACACCTACTCGAAAATCAGCTGGAAAAACTTCTACACCTTATACTGGTGGTCCAGGTGGTGTTCAATCAGGGTTGTAATGGCTAGAGTAGATATTGTTATACCTGAACCAACACCAAAGTATTCAACAGAAAATCAAAGGCAAATTTCTCAGTCTTTACGAACGATGCAAGATAAGTTAAATACATCGTATCAACAAGAATTAAAAAATGAACAAGAAGCTTTTCTTTACTTTTTATCATGACAATTAGATATAAAAACCAAGGTTTCAAACAAGCTGGCACAGGTAAGACAACTGTATTTACTTGTCCTTCGGATGCAACAGTAATTGTTAAAAGCGTTTATTGTTCTAACAGTGATGCGTCATCAGCTATATTAGTAAATATGAATTTTGTGGATTCTTCCGATTCAAGTACAGAGTATGAATTTTTTAGGGATGATCTTGCTGCAAAATCACAAGTAAACGCTACCCCACAGGGTTTAAATTTAGAAGCAGGAGATGCGATAACAGTTCAAGCAGCTACAGGGAGTAATACAATACAAGGTTTAATTAGTTACGCACAAATAGACCGATCTCAAGAAAATGGTTAGACAAGTTATATTTACTCAATCTATAGTTGGTGAAAAATTTAAAGATGAAGAATTAAAAAAAGAAATTCTAAGTGAATTAAAATTAAGTGAAGAATCTAATAATGGAAGATCTTTTTCAAACAGAGGTGGGTTTCAAACAAAAGATATTGAAAATATAAAAATTCTTAAAACATTAGGAGATAAAGTCTGTAAGTTAATGTTTGACCATTACAAAATAAATACAAGGTATATTCAAATTTCTAATTTATGGATAAACAAAAATAATAAGGGTGACTTTAATGATACACATGTTCATCCTAATTCTCATTTCGCAGGAGTTTATTATGTTGATGCCTCAACAAAAGGAGGTACTTTAAAATTTATAAACGATGATACAAAAGTTTTTGCAAGCTTAGGTAGATTTATTCAAGATGATTCTGATTTTTTTGAGACATATCAAATTAAACCAGAAGAAAATTTATTAATGCTTTTTCCTTCATATTTAAAACATATGGTTGAACCGCATTATGATGAAAAAGCTAGAATTTCAGTTTCTTTTAATATAAATTTGAAAGATGGCTAGACAAAAATTTACACATTTTGTACCAAGGCCAAAACCTCGTAAGAGACCAAGGAGACATACAAAAAATTTAAACAAGAAAAAAAAGTTGCAACATAATAAAAAATATAATAGACAAGGACGCAAACAATGAGTGATTTACCAAAAATACCTGCAGAGGCGATTGAGATTATCAAACACAAAAGAACAGGAAAGGTTTATGATAGTAAAGCTGATTTTGATGCTGATGTTGCTGATCCCAATACTGATACTACTAATGATGATTTTAGGCAAGATTTACAAATTAAAGTAACAAGAGCTGGTAATATTGGTGCAAAAACCAAAAAATAATGAAACCTAGAGGTGCAACTGAATTACAACATGAGTTGCTTGAAAAGTATGTATCTAAAGATTTATTAAATAAATTTCAAATATGCACATCTATTCCAGGAAAAGTGCCACTGGATCCTAGTAAGATAAATATACTTTGGCAAAAAAATTCTTGGGATCAACCAAATCTTCAGGGTTTTTTTAGAAACAAAGATAGACACCACGAATATGATTGGTATGTTTTTAATTCACATTGGTGCTATGAAAAATTTAGATATTTTTTTCAAATACCAGAGGATAAATCTATAGTAATTAAAAATGGTGCACATTATTTTCCAAAAAGAAAAATATACAAAAAAGGTGAACCAATTAGAATTATGCATCATTGCACGCCTTGGAGAGGTTTAAATGTTTTATTACTTGCAATGCAATATGTTCAAAATAAAAATGTAACTTTAGATGTATATAGCTCTAATGAAGTTTATGGTAAAGAGTTTGCTGATAAAGCAAACAAAGATACAGAAAGATTATTTAATCAAGCCAAACAATTACCAAATGTAAATTACATTGGTTACAAGCCAAATGAATATATACTAGAACACATGACAGATTATGATCTGTTTGTCTATCCATCTATATTTGAAGAAACCTTTTGTGCCTCAGCTTTAGAAGCACTTGCTGCTGGTCTTCATGTTATTACAACAAACTTTGGGGCTTTACCTGAAACTTGTGCTGAATGGCCTGTATATATTAACTATACAAAAGATCTAGAATTATTGGCGGCAGCAACGGCAGGGGCCATAGATGTTGCAGCAGGTTATCTTCATACAGATGCAATTCAAAATCATTTAGAAGAGCAACAAAAATATTATAAAAAATTTTATAGTTGGGATAAAAAAGCTATAGAATGGGAAAACTTTTTGAAAGGAGCTTTAAGTGTCAAGCAGTAAATACATTAACGAAGATACATATCAAACATTACAAGAAGTAAGTATAGAAACTCAATCTGATTATGAAAAAGCAACAGAACCCTTATGGAAAGAAAGTAAAGATCTGTATAAAAATATTGAGGTGTTTGTAGCAACACCTGTTCACAGTGAGGTTTCTATTCATTACACTCAAGCTCTAATAGAATTTCAACAAGAGTGTTTTAAGAAAAAACTTAAAGTATCTTTTCATTTAATAAAATCATCTTTGGTAACACAAGGTAGAAACTTATCTGTAGCAGGATTTCTTGAATCAAAAGCAACTCATTTATTGTTTATTGATTCCGACATATATTTTCAAGGTAAGTCTATATTTGCCATGTTAAAAGCAGACAAGCATATTATTTCTGTGCCATATCCACTTAAGACTTTGATGTGGGAAAAAGCTTTTACTAAAATGCAAGAAGGTAGGATAAAATCACCTGATGACATTAGAAGAGCTTTGCACACTTACCCTATGAAAGTTCCTGATCCTAATAACATTAAGCTTGAGAAAGGTGTTATGGAGGTTACGGATTCACCAACAGGATGTATGCTTATTAAGAGAGAAGTTATTGAAAAAATGATTGAGAGATATCCTGATAAAGAAATAGTTCAAAAGACTGTTATAAATGGAAAGTATGTTAACAAACCTAATATGTGGAACTTTTTTGACACCTTACATGATCCTAAAGAGAAAACTTACAATGGTGAGGATTTTGCCTTTTGTAAGCTATGGAGAGACTTAGGGGGTAAGTGTTATGC